ATATCGATCATCGATTGTTCCAACGAAGTTTCGTTCAAGTCAGCGGCTGTAGCTAATGTGTTAGCTACTGTACCAGCAATAGTTGGGTGATTAGTTGCAAATAAATTGCTTCCGTCACCAGCTTTGAAAGTGTTAAATCCATTAATTAATGGACTTACAGCTTTGACTTGCTTCGTGTTTGCCATAGATCTAGCTAATGCTTTTGTATATCTGCTAGCCAGTCTGTCATACAGGTTATCCTCAATAGCTTCTTCAGTTATCGCGAAGGCAAGAGCCACAGTTTCGTGTGTATATCTTGCAGTGTATGTCTCTTGAGCGTTGTCAAAAGTTACACCTGATCCTTCTGGTTTAACTTGAGCTTGAGCGAACCCTGATAACATGACTTCCTCTTCAAACGCTCTGTCTGAAGATTCTGTAGCATATATCTCAGCATGCTGATTCTCATAACGTTTATATTCCAGGCCGAATAAGGCATTCAAACCTGGCTCTAGTTCCTTGACTAGTTGTCCTCTACTTATCGCCATAATTATATACTCCTTATATTATATGCCCGCTTCTTGTTTCAAGAAGTGCTCGTTAATAGTAACAACAAAATTTACGTTTGCAGAAGTTAAGTCGTTATTGTCCGGGTCTCTAGAAACACCGATAACCTTTAATTGGCCATCAGAAGTTGCTAAATCTCCATCATCTAACTCAACTTTCGAAACGAAATTTGGTGCAGCCCCAGCTGAATACGCGATATTAGCTACATTACCAATATCTGTTTGTGCTGAAGCGCCCGAGTTGTTTGATTGAACTTCGAACCTTTCATAAGGATCATCTGCCACAAAACCGACAATGTCAGTTGCTGTGTTAGATGCCTTTAAATGGTTCGCAAATGTTGGTTTGCTTGTTGAAGCATCAGTGAAAAAGACACCATTGAGTGCTCCTAATAAAACATCACCTGCTGCAGCTACTCCAATTGTTCCAGTAGCTAACATTTCTACTGGGTCGTTTTGGAATATCGCTGTAGCACTTGCTGCGATATCATACTCGGATAAACCTTGGTTGTCTCTATTCTGACCAACTTTTCCTAGTGCTTTCAAACCGAAAGCGGCGTCTTTATTTGCCATAGTTGTGTCCTCCTTTAGACATTCATTGATTTATCCTTTGATGGTAAAGAATTCTTTTTAGGATTTCTTCGTACCACCGAAGGTTACACGAGTCTGTCGATCAACATTGATCGGCATACTTGGATGCTGTTCCTTCATAAGATCGTTGTCTACCGCTTCTACCTTATCACCATGTTGTTTAACATAGTATTCAGATCTTTGCTTTGCGATCTCTTCCGGTACCCTTGCCAGCACAAGGCCACCAACTCCGATCACTCCCTTGTATTTACCATCTTCAACTATTGGATAATCTGAATCTGGATATTCATCAGCTCTCACTAATTCGTATCCCGATCTTATTCTTCCAGAAATATTTTTGGTATCCTGAAAGCCCATAGATTCTACTCTTATCCATCTATGTTGAAAACCTGTCGGTGCAGGGGGTGCATCTAAAGATGACGGGGGAGCCCAAACTTTTTTCTGAGATGTTTTCTCTCTAGTCTGACTCGCACGGGATGCTCTTTTATCATTATTATTTTCCATATGCTTACGCCTCCTTCGTGATTTTTAATTGTTTCGCATATTCTTCAAGTGGCACACCTAATTTTTTAGCGATTGCTACCTGTGATGATGTGAGTCTCACAGAGTTTTTGCGACCGGTATTTGTACTTCGCTTCGCTGAAGCTACTGTTTGTACAGGTTTGGTCGTAGTTTCTCCCTTATCACTATTATTAGCAAACTTGTGTGGAAATTCAAGTCTTATTCTTTTATCTATTTCAGAATAATACTCGTCACTTGATGGATCAAAACCCTCATCTTCAGTTAACTTCTTGTGAAGATCAAAAGCAGTGTAAGTCATGGCTGTATCTTGTCCAAACCATGAATTTTTACTAGCCCAATCTTCAGCTTTTGGATCAGGTGATCCAGCAGAAGCCGTCTGTCTATTTAGATTTATCTCCGGTTTTGGTTGGTCTTTTAGTCTTTTATTATACTCTTCTTGCTCATTTTTAGTTTCAACAAGTCTAGCTCTTCTATAACCAAACTCCGATATAGCAGTCAAAGCTTCCGCTTCAGCTGTTAAATCATTAGCCTCTCTAGCTGCAGCAAGTTTTGCTTGTGCTGCTTTAAGACCATTCTCGACGCTATCTTCAGCGTTTTTGAAAAACTCAGGTTCGAACTTAGAGATCTTAGCTTCTGCTTGCTCTCTCAATTTAATTTGAGCTTTAGCATAATCAGTAGCTTCATCTTTTTGTCTCTCAGCTTCTCTCCATTTTTTGGTTAGCTTTGCTATTCTTCTCTGAACACTATCAGAGTATTGTTCTAATTCTTTTTCTTTCTCTTCTTGTACTGGTTCTTTCTTTTCTTCTTTCTTTTCTTCTTCCACATTTGCAGTTGTGTCAGTAGGTTCACTAGCTGACTCGACAACGTTAGTAGTGTCATTATCAGTTTGAACATTTTCGTTCTCCTTTTCCTCTGGCAGTTGAACATCTACATCAGGTCCTGATGTATCTATATCAACTGTTTTCTTTTCTTCTTCCGGCATAGTTTTCTCCTATCTATGATTAGTATTGATGAAGTATATCTTCAGGTTTTTCGATGGTTGCTAAAACTTCATCATCATTTAGCAATCTTACTTCCCCACCATCGATCTGGATTCTAGATCCAGCGTATCTTGCAAAAATAACCCAGTCACCTTTTTTACACCAAGGCCCCTCTGGGAATTTTTCTTTATCATAACAATGCGGACCCATTTCTAAAACTAATCCACATGTTGAACCAACTTGCTGTCTTTCAAGAGTCTCTTGTCCTAAATATAATCCACCTTTTGTTTTTTCCGGTAGTTTAAATGGTAGAACTAATATTCTCCATCCAGTTGGTTTTGGTAATTTTTCTGATTCTTTTTTCTTTAAACGTTCGTACCCATCAACTTCTTTTTTATGATCATCATCATATTTATCTAAAAGTGCTGATTTAATCTTTGGGGTCGAATTTGACGACGTTTCTAAGGTCTGGTTTTTGCTCATTTGTTTGCTCCTTTTTATTCAGCAGGTTAGAGATTTCCTGTGATATTTTTTTACAGGCATGTGCCTGTCCCATCATATATTTGTATTTTTCCATATTGTCAACAGCTCCGCTTATCATAGCTTCACCTATTGTTTGATAGTCTTCTTTCAACATTCTTTGGATTTTATACAATACATCTAATCCATCCATTACTTTCTCCCCTTTCTAATTGACTCTTTTCCTTTTTTAAATATTGCAGCGACTTTTGATTTACCCATTACCTTGGCACGCTGTTCTCCAACAGTAAGGATTTGTATTTTTCTTGCAAAAGGTTTTGATATCCTTTTGACTTTTGCAACAGTTTTTCTTGCATCCGTAGGTGTTGCAAATTTTATACGGACAGTATCTCTAGGATTCTCGTCCGTATAAAGTCTACGTCCGGAGCCTTTAGGTTTTTTTCCCGTTCCTACTTTTGGATCGGCCATGTAAAACTCCTTTCAAGGTTTTTGCTTGAGCAGCATGTGTCTTAGATGCTTTTTGCAAACCCTTCATTACTTTCTTTATTTTTGCTTTAGCCTTTTTCATTATTTTTTCTTTTTCATTTTGGCTTTTTTCTTTTTAGCAAGAAATGCTTTTAATCCTGCATTCATCTTGCCACCTTTTTTCATGGCAGTTCTTTCCATCATACCGCCACCCATCATTTTTTTTCTCATGTTAACACTTCCATCTTCTGCGAGCCTGTCTTAGTCTTGAGTTAGGATCTTTGGCAGCTTTGGGAAATTTTTTCATTTGTCCAAGTGATCTCGCACAAAATGATTTACGTCTTTTAGCAGCTTTAGATCCTGGTTTGACTTTGCCAGTGACCGCTGTTTTTAGTTTAGAGCCAGGATTTTCTCTTCTATATCGGGCGACCCCAGCTTTAGTCATCCCTGCTCCAGATTTTGTAGATCTGAAATACTTTTTAGTTTTTGGTGGTTGTTTGTCTCTTACTCTTCCACCTTTTGAATTTAAAGTTCTCATAAATAATGCAGGAAAATTTTTACCTTTCGTATAATCCTCTATAGACATAATACCCTCTTTTGGATCAACTATCATAGTTCTTTTACGTGTATTAAACGGTGATTTTTTTACGTATTGAAAATTTTTATTTCTATTAAATCTTCTACTACTCATTATATCATACCCATACGTCTAGCCATAAATCCACCACCCATTGCTTTTGCTCTTTTAGTAAAAGTTTTTACATTAGTTGGTTTACCGCCTACACCTTGTGCAACTGATCTTTTTCTTTTT